CGGCAATCAAACATATTCTTGCTGTGCATCCGTCTTTTGGAAAGTATCTGAAGAATACCATCCACTGCGGCCTTTATTCCTATTACTCGCCAGACGAACGAATCGAATGGGAATTTTTCCAGTGACGATAGTTTTGGCATTTTGCACAATATGGGATGAATATCATTCTATGTTTTTATCCCTCTCCGACAAAAAAATTTCTAAAAAATTCCTGTTTGAACATGTACGGGAATCGATAGGTCGCTTTACGACCTCTGAGGTCGCCCAATGACTATTGAAGGATGAATCTTCGGAGGGGAAAAACAAAAACCCGTTTGAGTATTTCACACTTCAGCGGGCTTTTTTGATTCTTACGACTGTCCAAAAACTGCTCTTGTTTGAAAAAACATCTGATGATTTTGGAACAAATTACTAACACCCTTTTTTGATTCAATGAAGACAACAACCAAAGGAGGAACAATGTCAAATTGGGAAAGAGCCATTTCGCTTGCGAACAGGTATCTTCGCGTCCGGGTGGTACTCCACGGCATCCCGGCAAACGACATGGAGGACATCCGGCAGAATATTGTTCTGCATATCCTCAAACATCAAAAGTCGCTGGCGGCGTTGTCCAAGCGGCGACTCAACGACTCCGTTGACCGAACCGTGGCGCGATATACGAAACGTTGGAAACGGTATCAAACCCGGTACGGTTCGCTGGAGGACGTACAATCACCGACGATCAACGAAACCCGGCAAGGCGAATTCAGCGAACATGGGTACACCGCTCTTCGACTCGATGTTGCCGTCTTGCTCGAAAAACTGACGGCACGTCAGCGCGTCATTTGCCAATGTCTGATTCACGACAAGCTGCCGCGCCAGATTCAAAAAATGGCGCATTGCTCGCAATCGACGTTGACACGGGAACTCGACAAAATCCGTCAGCGGTTCCAGCGATTCGGTTACTGCTGACCACCCCGCAAAAAATTTGAGATGCACTTGCAACCTTCGCTGTCCTATGTCTATAGCGAAGCAACCAACAACATTTTTACCAGAAAGAAAACTTATGTCAATCGACAAGACCATTTTTATTGAAGAAGCCGCCGAAATTTATCACGGCAAAGCCAAAGACAATCTTTCGAGTCATCAACTGATCGACTATCTGAAATGCCCGTATCTTTACAACAAGAAACAAAACGGCCTCATTCCCGACATGGAGTCGCAGACGTTTCTTTTGGGCAGTGCAGCACACACACTGATTCTCGAAGGCCGGGGCAAGTACGAATCGGACTATGCCATCGGCGGGCCGATCAATCCTTCGACCGGTCGGCCTTACGGCAACACGACCAAGAAGTTTTTGGAATGGCAGGAGTTGCAACAAAAGCCCGTCCTGACCTTCGACCAGTCCCAAACCATTGAGGCGATGAACGCCGCCGTTCGCATGAACGAATACGCCGCCGCACTGTTGAAAACCGGGCAGCCTGAAGGCGTGGTTCGCACGGAGTATTGTGGTCTGCCGTGCCAGATTCGGCTTGACTGGTTTAACCCGGAATACGGCATTATCGACTTCAAGACCTGTGACGATCTGACGTGGTTCGAGTCGGATGCCAAACGTTTCCGCTATCAGAACCAAATGGCGTTTTACCAGTGCGTTCTGGATGCCGTGATCGGGCAACTCGTGCCGGTTTACATCATTGCGGTCGAGAAAAAAGAGCCGTTCCGCTGCGGCATCTGGCAGGTCACAAGTGAAACGCTCCTCATGGCTCGTGCGGAAAACGAAGCGGCTATTGAGCGACTCAAGCAATCGAAGGTCAAAGACCATTGGCCGACCGGTTACGAAGAGTTGCGCATGCTCACCATCATATAACAGGCTTCAGGTATCGGGCTTCAGGCTTCAGGAATTAGAAAAATTGAGAGGATCATTTATGTCTTTATTACAAGCAATTCATACAGGTCGAAAGCAACAGGCACCACGGTTGTTGGTTTACGGGAGCGAAGGCGTCGGTAAGACCACCTTCGCCTCGCAAGCACCGAAACCGATCTTCATTCCCACGGAAGACGGACTCGACAACGTGGATTGTCATTCGTTTCCGTTGTGCAAGACCTACAAGGAATGCATCGAATGTCTCCGGACGCTGGTCAGCGAAAAGCATGATTATCAGACCGTTGTCATCGACACCATCGACTGGCTGGAGCGGTTGATTTTCGACGACCTCTGCCGACAGTACAACGCCAAGAGCATTGACCGGGTGGATGGAGGATTCGGGAAGGGAGTTCAACTTGCCGTGGGGCACTGGCGGGAAATCATTGATGAATTACGGCGGCTTCGTGAAGATCGCGGTATGATCTCGATTCTGCTTGCCCACACGAAGATCGAATCCTACACCGACCCGGAATCAACGACCTTTGACCGCTTCAGTCCGAAATTGCACAAGTACGCCAACGATATTCTCAAGGAATGGTGCGACGCGATCTTGCTGGCGACCCGAGAACGCGGTGCCGCCAAAGGTGAAAAGAGCGGTGGTGAACGTGTCCTGCGCTGCGTGACCTCGCCGTCCTGTGTTGCCAAGAACCGTTATAACCTGCCCGAAATCATTCGGTTTTCGTGGACGGAATATATGAACTGGATGATGGCGGGACTCGAAACGCCTTTCACCCCGGAATGATGTGAGGAGTACCGGCCATGAAAACGTTGAAAATCCATTCCGAACTTCAAACCCTGTTACCCGCCCTTTCGGATGAGGTATACAAGGGACTGGAAACGGATATTTTGGAACATGGGTGTTTGTCGCCATTGGTGACTTGGGACGACACCATCGTTGACGGTCATAATCGCTATACGATCTGCCAGAGGCACGGGCTTCCATTTGATGTCAAACCGTTGAAATTTGAGACGCTTGATGATGCCAAGTTTTGGGCGTGGACGCATCAGGAGAATCAACGGAATTTGACATCGTTTCAAAAAGCGGAACTAGCCCTGAAGTTCAAGCCGATGCTTGTTGCCAAAGGCAAAGAGAATATGTCGGCAGGTGGCGGTGATCAAAAATCATCGAAAGCAAAATCGGGTTTCCAAACACTTGGAAACCCGGTCAGCGAAACGGTTCATGTTGACAAGGAACTTGCCAAAACAGCCGGTATCTCTCACTACACCATGCACAAAGCCGAGTTTCTCAGCGAACACGCCGACGAGGAGACAAAGAAAAAACTTCGTCAGGGTAAAACCAGCATCAACAAGGAATACAAACGAGCGAAAGAAAAAGCCGTTGATTCCAAGCCCAAAACAACCAAAAAAACAAAGGCGAACGAAGAGCCGTCTGCGACGGAACCGGAAACATCCGAGTCTTCGCCGTCAAACAACGTGCCATGTATTGAAGAACTGGTCAATGTCAAGAGAACGACGCTCAAGGACATTCGCCATGATGATCCCGATTACCTGCTCTGCAATCTTGCCACTCATTTTCGCAAAGGATACATCGAAGATTTGATTCTGAAAGGAATGAATTTTTTGTATGAAAAAGAGGGAGAGAAGAAAACGACTCCCCTCGCCAAAGAAATCGCCAAACGTTACCTCAAAACCAAACCCTAATTTTCAAAATCCAACTCATTTTCAAAAAGGAAAAACTCATGAAAACCCAACTTCCCGCAAACGCCCGTCCTTACAACAACGCCTATATCGTTTCCGTGACACCCCAACTGGCCAAAACATGGCTGGACAGCAATGGATTCAATCGTCCGATCAAACAAGACGTGGTAGACACGTATGTCCGGCAGATCAAGTCCGGTCTGTGGCGGCGCACCCACCAAGGTATAGCATTTGATACCAACGGCACGTTGATCGACGGTCAACACAGGCTGATGGCCATTGTCCATGCCAACGTGACGGTGCCGGTTCTCATCTTCACCGATGAATCGCCGGATAATTACGAATACATCGACTGTGGTCGCAACCGGAGCAACCTTGACACGCTGCGCATGTCATCCCGCGACAATACGCTCACGCTGATGCATACCCAGACATTGAAGGCGATGCTTGCGGGCCGGTATTGCAAGAGCAACAACAAGTATTCCAACGCCGAGCTGGGCGAGCTATACCGCAAGTATGCAACGGCGGTGGGTTTTGTCGTCAATCAGCTCGGTGATTACCACAACAAGCAAATCAACGACCCAACGGTTCGCGGTGTCATTGCACGGGCGTGTTACTACCTCAACAAAGACCAGATCGTTGATTTTTGCAGCCTGCTCAAAGGGCAGAGTCAGGAACTCCCCGCCGCCAAGATGGTCAATACGTTTCGGGATTGTCTGTTACTCTGGGAGGATCGTCGTGAAAACACACGGCGTGAGATTTACAAACGCTGCGAATGCATTCTCAAGGCAATTCAAACCAACGAGGAGCTGTTCGGATTCCCGACCGCCTTGGGCGAACTCTTCCCAATCAATAACGACCAGTGCTGACTTTTCGTGACCGACTATCCGACTGCGGTAAACCGCAGTCGATTTTACCAATACAAAATAATATTACAAGGGTCGTACCATGAAAAAACTGACAATTCATCCCGAACTCAAAAATCTTTTGCCGCCGCTTTCCGAAGCGGAATACCGAGGGCTTGAGGCCGACATCCTCAAGTGTGGTTGCCTTTCACCCATTGTCATCTGGGGCAATACTATTGTCGACGGTCATTTTCGTTACGCCATCTGCACACAGCACGGAATTCTGTTTGACACGGTGGAGATACCGTTCCAGACACTCGAGGATGCCAAGTTTTGGGCATGGCAACATCAGGAACACCGCCGGAATCTGACACCGTACCAACGGGCGGAACTCGCCTTGCAATTCAAACCGATGCTTACGGCCAAAGCCAAACACAATCAGGTTATGGCTGGACGTGGCCAACACAACGAATTGACTCCGATTAACACGAGGCGTGAACTCAGCCAAATCGCAGGTGTCTCAACGGATACCATTGCCCGTATCGAATACCTCGACAAGCATACAGACGACGAGACAAAACAGCGTTTGCGTAAGGGTGAAACCACTATCAATCGGGAATACACCCGAATTCGTGCAGAGCAATCCGGGCAGGACGTTTCACCGCCATTGCCTCTCCCTGATCCATCACCAATGCCTGAAATCTTTCAGGAGGCGGTGACGCTCCCGCATATCCTGTTGCACGACACCTCGGCGTTGGTCAATTGCCTCTTCAGCTTGTTCGATCTCAAGTATCGCAAGCAGTTGATTCTTGATGTCCTCGAAAAAATGAACTCGGAGGATGGTCGCAACATTGTCGGGCAGGTTGTTCGCACGATCCATCAGAGATTTCCTTGCTGACAAATGGTTTCTCTTCCCTGAATGATGAATCAATATTCCCAATTTATTTTCACGAGGCGATTTATGATAAAAACATTCAAGATTCATTCCGAATTGCAGACCCTGCTTCCGCCGCTTTCGGATGCGGAATACAAAGGGCTTGAGGCGGACATTCTGGAACACGGTTGTCTGTCGCCGCTGGTGACATGGGACGAGTATATCGTTGACGGCCATAACCGTTATGCGATCTGTCAAGATCATGAACTGCCGTTTGACACGGTGGAACTGGAATTCGATTCGCTCGACGAGGCCAAGTTCTGGGCATGGTCGCATCAGGAGCATCGCCGGAATTTGACGCCGTATCAGCGAACGGAGATCGCATTGCAGTTCAAATCCGCGATTGAAAAGCAAGCGAAAGAACGGCAGCGTGGAGGTCAAGGCGGTGTTTTGCTTTGTACGAAACCGAACCAAGCAATTGATACCAAAACGGAACTTGGCAAAATCGCCGGAGTCGGTCGTGACACAATGCACAAGGCGGAATACCTGCACGAACACGCCGACGACGAGACAAAACAACGGTTGCGCAACGCCGAAACAACCATCAATCGGGAATACACCCGGTTGCGGGTTGCCGGGGAAAATGAAGTTCCCGACTTCGATCCGGAGCCGCTTAAGCCGACGTTCCCGAACCCGATGGGTACGTTTCAGGAATCGGTCACATTACAGCATATCCTTGTACACAAAACCGAATCGCTGATTACTTGTCTGTTCAGTCTTTTCGACGCCAAATACCGCGAGCAATTGATTATTGATCTGCTTACCAAAATTGAAGAAGAGGACGGTATCGAAGCCGCCGAACGCATTCTTTCTCAAGTTCATCGGGGTTGATCCTCGTTCCGTTTCAATGTTACCGGTAACCGCCGCTTGTGTTGCGCGCCGGTATCGTTTCCATGATTCCCATTCACCATTTCAATAACAGGAGTTTTTTTTATGACAAAATTTCACTTGCCTGAAACTGCCCAACCCTCGACTCAAGTCTACGTGGTCGATGTCACGCCGCAACTTGCCGAACTGTGGCTGGTGCGGAATTACTTCAACCGGAAAATCAGCGAAGAGATGGTCGAACGTTTCAAACGTGCCATGCTTGCGGGCGACTGGCGATTGACCCATCAAGGGATCGCATTCGACCGCTACGGTCTGTTGGTCGACGGCCAAAACCGACTCGAAGCCGTCCGGCAATCCGGCAAAACGATCCGGATGCATGTCTTCGTTGACCAGACCATCGCCAACCACGAGACGATTGACTGCGGAAAAATCCGCAGCAACCTCGACGTGATTCGTTTGGAACAACGCGACAGCCGGATCACAACGAAGCATCTCTCGACGCTTCGGGCAATGCTGGGCGGTCGGTTGTGTCTGCGGCTCAACCTGAGTTCCAAAGAAATCGACATCAAATACCGGCATCACGATGTCCCTATCCAATTTTCCATCGACCAACTTGATCCGGCCTATTCCCGAAAGATCAACGACCCAACGGTGCGAGGCGTAATCGCGAGGGCGTATTATCACGTCAATGAAGACAAGCTGAAGGCGTTTTGCGGCTGGCTTTGTACGCCGTACAACCAACCGGCGATCATCAAGGAACTCGCCGACTGGCTGATCAAACTGCCCGACCGCCGCGAATCCACACGCCGGGAAATCTACAAGCGCATGGAGTATTCGCTGCTTGCCTACGCCTGTGAACGGGAATTTGTGAGTATTCCATTTGCGGCAAGGGAACTCTTTGGATTGAGTTGAACAATTTTATCGGGCTTCAGGTATCTCAATATCCTCATCCTCCAACAATGAAAGTTATTTATGGCATTTTTAAATTTTGATGCATCGCAGGTTGCCCCTTCGGTGCCTTATGAAACCCTGCCGCCGGGCAAGTATCTTGTCGAAATCACGGACACGGAAATGAAGCCGACCAAGAACGGAACCGGCGAAATGCTGCAAATCGAATTCACGGTCATCGACGGTGAATTCAAAAACCGCAAGGTCTGGGATTGGCTCTGCCTGCGGCATTCGAACTCGGAAACGGTGAAGATCGCCAATGCAAACCTGTCGGCAATCTGTCACGCGGTCGATGTGCTGAAACCGGGCGAGTCGATGGAACTGCATCATATCCCACTCGTGATTTCCGTCAAGTGCAAAACCGACGATGCGACGGGGGAAACTCACAACGAAGTGAAATCCTATTCCAAACCGGAATCACAGGTCAGGCAGACGGCACCACCAACCAAAACCACCGTCTCTTCCGCACCGGCAAACAATAACGTACCCCCGTGGAAAAGGTAGCTGGTGTTTCGCGCAGAGAGCGCAGAGGACGCAAAGAACATTTCTCTGTGATCTCTGCGCCTCTGTGAGAAACCAACCCTTCGACGTAGGAGAAACAATATGGGACGACTTTCACGTAACAAGGGCAAAACCGGAGAACGGGAACTGGCTCATGAACTGCAACGTGTACTGGGTGTGACGGCACGTCGGGGTGTGCAATATGCAGGCGGGACGGACTCGCCGGACGTTGTCACCGACATCGACAGCATTCACATCGAATGCAAACGCACCGAACATTTTCGGCTGTTTGAGGCACTGGAACAATCGATTCGGGACGCCGGGGAATCGAAGGTGCCTGTTGTCATGCACCGCCCGAATCATCGGCCCTGGGTCGTTGTTTTACGGCTTGATGATTTACCGGCACTTGTCGAAACCATTCACCAATTCAAGGCTTCAGGTATCGGACTTCAGGCTTCAGGGAATAAAAACAACCCTGAAGGAAGTCCGAAGCCAAAAACAAAAGAGGTTTTCAATGGCGAGCAGAATTGATCCCAAACTGATTTCAATGGACTGTGGAACGCAGTCGCGGACGGAAATGAACGAAGCGGTGATCGCCGAGTATGCCGAGGCGATGGAGCAAGGCGATGAATTCCCGGCCATCCTCGTCTTTTACGATGAGGGTAATTATCGCTATATCCTTGCCGACGGTTTCCACAGGTATTACGCCCATATCCGGGTAAGGCCGAACGATCCCATTCTTGCCGAACAACGGATTGGCACAGTCGAAGATGCAATCTGGGCAAGCCTTGCGGCAAACAAGTCACACGGCCTGCGACGGAGTAACGCCGACAAACGCAATGCC